GTTGCACTCGGAGCAGCCCACCTTTCGGTGGACGCCATCCCTGAAGGGACTTTTAAGCACTACCCGTGTGGAAGTGGCTGCTTTCTACCACCTCCGCAACGGCGCTGGGAAACGCCGCACTCACGTCTATGGATTAGACATGAGTCCACCGGAGCTTTGTGCGGACGGCTTCCGGTCGTCCAGCTCGCAACAAGTGCTGCACATCATCGAAGATTTCACTTCTAGATGATAGCACCTTGAGCAAGGCACCAACTCCACTCGCCTCACTAGGAGGCAAATGGGATTCTACCACCCATCCTCTAACAGAAAGGACATGGTAGTAGGGATCGCTAGCCTGTGGCTCTTGTGTAGAACCACGCATAGGCATAACGGTCCAGCGGCCCAGCACAGGTGACCTAGGAGTGCTCTCGTCCCATTGAGAGGCACTTGTGACTTCGACAGTAGGATACCATCCCCCCAAAAGGGAGCGGTTCCACTTGTCAAGCCACGCGGCCGTCCGCCACAATCCAGACAGGTAAAACCTGTTCCGAAGCGCGACAGTCGACTCGGTCTCCGTCACGAACCTCCGTGATGAGGGAAGATCCCAACCACCGTCATGAACAACGACGTGGCGGGTACGGACCACAGAAACATCGTGGCCATCGTAGTATTCCCTTCCGCAAGACTCCCTGAACTTTCCATCCAGGAAAGACTTGTTTGAGTTAACCTTGAAGCCAAAAGCCTCAAGGCTCGCAATCACGGACTGAGCAAATTCCACGGGGATTATAATATCGTCCCCGTAGACGCGCACCCGCTTCCGGAACCGATGTAAATCGGCCCGGGAGAGTGGACGAGCTAGACCCTTTTCGATCCCAATGAAGACAACGGCGGCGAACACCATCGCCTCCACCGGGAACGTAAGGGCCGAACCCATAGACGCGAACTTGGCTAGGCGAATAACGCCATGGCCAGGCACATCAGCCTTACGTGACCTAGTCGCATCAACAGCCTCAAATAAATGGGGCCACCGACGCAACATGGTTCGCACAAGCTGATTGGAGACACGATCGGAAGCTTCACTCAGATCGAGTGTCGCAAGGTCCTCTGTAACAGAACCCTTCTTGGCCAAGTGGTTATTACGCCACTGGTCATCGAAGCCGACCATCCTACCCATGAGGTAATCCTCACGGATGGACTGGACCAGAAGATCTTTGACGCCCTGCTGCATATACTGCATGTAGGACGGCTCGATCGCAATGATCCGAGGTGCCTTCAGTGTCTTAGGAACTGTAATGACCCTAACAGGTCGCTCAGCTCCAGGTTCGAGAAAATCAACACGGTCAAGGCGGCTGTAATACCGCCAATTCGGAAGTGCATACTCCCCATAAGGGAATGTGCGCTCCAACCTCTGGGGCCACTCGAAGAAGTCAAACTTCTTGTTGCCTGACTTTCGGTCAGCTGTAGCTCCAGGTCCGTGCTTTGGTCTAAGGTAGGGCCATTCAGGATCAGAAACCCTGGGCCCTTCCTGCTCTCTGAAGAGATCGTTATCGACTCTCTGGAGAACGTCAGACCAAAGGAGAGCAGACACGCGTTCGAAATCTTCGATTTCTCGTTGACTCCGGCGTGAATCTGCAATCTTGACTTCCTGCTCACACTCAACAAACCCTTCAACCGTTGCACGCACCCGCCTTTCGGTAGGCGCGACTTGAACCTTGCCAAACAACAGCGTTAGCTGCCGAATGGCTTGGATCGCTTCGATGTTGGGCTTGTTAAG